GCGGGCAGCGAGAACCGCCCGCTTGCGCTTCAGAAGCTTGAGGCGGATGTCCTGTTCAGCCTTCGTCGACATGCTTGTACTTTGCCATCGGGGCATCCGGCAGCGTGCGGATCTTCGCCTTCGGCGTGGATGAAATCGTATTTGGCTCAACCGGGGTCGGCTGCGGACCTTTCACCGGAGAAGTGTGGTGGGTGTAGTTGTCTTGCGTCTTTGATGGCGGCGGCGGCTTAGCTACCGGCGGTGCCTTGATGTTGACGGTCTTGCCGAACTTGTTGGCCATGGCTTTCCCCTAGGTTGAAAATCCGAAAAAATTTTTGGGCTAGGCAGTGTCTTCGTCGTCTTCGTCGCTGTCGATCAATACGCCGACACCGTTGATGGTGATCTGCACGTCAACGCCGTCCGGCACAGTCAGCGCCACCTCGATGCGCGGCGTCAGCGGCTTTGGATCGGCGAGAAATACATCCTGGTCGGGCTTGACCATGTCATCTCCTAACTGTGCATCTTTCCATCTGGATAATTGTTCGCGCAAGGTTGCGGCAGGCGGCTTCGGCATTGATCGCGTCGATTTCATAGCGAGAATAGAACGGCGGGCGTTCGGTCACGGTGGTGACGATGCAGCCAGACAATACGACGGCGAGCAGCGCCAGGACGAGGACCATCACAGCCTCAGTGGCGTGACCACGCCGAGCAGACCGGCGATGATATAGACAATGACCAAGACGATCAGGACCGTGATCAGGACGTTGATCACGGTGGCAAAAGGGGGCGGTAGCGGAATCAGCGGGAGTAGCTGCTGCACACCCCAAATCAAAACGCCCAACACGATCAATAGCAGGATGATTGAGATCAATGTTCCGATCATGACGGCGTCCTCTTGCAGGCTTGGATGAGCTGCGCGATTAGCTCGGAATTGGCTTTGTCGCGCGCCTGGGCGTTGGCCGCCACGTCGTTCATCAGCATGGTGACGAAAACTAAGAATGCGATGTTAACCATTAACAGCGCAATAGCGATCGGATGGCCCGTCATCGAGCCGACCGCGGCCTTCAAGGCCTCGCTGAATGGCATAGCGGTTTACCGCTTGCGGGGAATCACCCCTAACCCGACAAATGTCGGGTCGATCATATACCTGGATTGATCAACTGTAACGGGACCGCCGGGACTGATCGGCGTGCCGGGCGGCACCACCGGAGGCGTCACTGGCGCCGGCGCCGGGTGCGCGGTGTCGTAGGTGGTCTTGGCAGCTATGGCGGCGTTGACCGCCGCCACAGTCGCCAATCGCTCGTTGAACACATTCATCGGGCCGGCCGGCTCGACGGTGCCTTCGAAGTCGTTGTAGCTAGGATTCTTAGGCCAATCGGTCACTTGGTCGGCTGCTCCGGCGGCAGGTTCGGATTAAGCGGACTGTCAGGCGGCTTCGCCATCGGATCGGCCGTATCCTTGGTCTTTGGGTCGGTCTTTGGCTTATCTGACCCGTGTACGGGTTCGTCTTCGTCTTCGTCTTCACTCGGCTTCTTGGACATCTTGGCTTTCCTCTTCCTACGGGGTGCAGCTGGCCGCGGGCGCGTGGTCACCTTGCGCTTGCGCGCAACAACCGGGCGCTTTCGCTTGTTAGCCTTCATGAGCGTTTTCTCTTGTTGGCTGCGGTCTCAACCTCGTCCTGGCCGGCTTGTTCCGATGTCATCTTCACGCCAGTGCCGATCATCGGCACTTTGCCGACCTTGACGATGACGTTGGCCGGGCCGTCGATCAGCAGGGACTTGCCTTCCTCGACCTCGTAATGGATTGCCATGCTCATCTCCTCTTTTTGGCCGGCGCCGGCGGCGTGTATGCCTGCTTGGCCGGCGCGTTCATCTTAGTCATGAACCCATCCAGTGTCAGCGGCGGCACGTCTTCCTGAAGGCGCAGCCGGTTCTCATGATCGTACAGCACCAGCTGCTCGTTGGTCGGCACTGGTTCCGGTTCTGGCGGCGGCACATAGGGATCCGGCGTGTTCGGCACCGCCAACCATTTCTGGTACTCGGCGTAGTCGCGGTTGGCCGGATCGTTGGGGATGCAGGCGCCATCTGCGGTGCGGATGACGGAGCTTTCGGTTGCGGTGAGTTGATAGTCGGCCATCAGAGCCTCGCGTCTAAGGTTACGTCGGCAGTTACGAAACCATAAGCCTGTACAGTAATAGTAAGAGCAAGCCGAATATGATTGTAAGCTAGTTGATTGATCGTGAGATTGCTTGAGTTTCCAAATGAATGATTAGTGGCACCGAGTGTTGGGACAGCGCGCATCGGTGTCGTGAGGAAATGATCTTTATACACAACACCACCCGCTGCTTGGTATCCTTCTACGAGCATTCCTGTGTATTTCTGATAATACCGCTCGCACGTCAGCAACTCCTGATCGTATGGCCGCATGATCAACGGCGACTGCGCGGCGGTCGGCGCTTGGCTGCCGGGGAGAACGACGACGCCAGTTAGGCGGAACACATCGGTGGCAGCAGCGGCGGCATTAATCTGGCCGGGTGCAGCAATGTAATTACCGGCAAGCCATGTGTTCGCTGACGTTGCAGTGAATGCCGTACCGCAACCGAATGAAAAGGCAACCTTTAAGCCTATCGTATTATCGACGGTCCATGTCCCGGTGGTGTCGCCAGGAATAGTGACAACATTGTACTGCGCGATATCGGCGGCATTCTGTGTGTAAGTCGTGGCATAAGATCGATTGTCAGCACCATTGCGAACAACGACACTATAAAGTCCTGTTCGATGGTGCGCCGTCCAAAATCCGATAGTGATTGGCTGTGCGCTCGTTTTGCCCCACTGCAAGCGCACTACGCGGTAACCTTCGATGTACTGCTGGACTTGTGTGTAGTCGTTAGTTGTTAATGATGCCCCTGCCGTGACTGACAAAAGCAATCGGTACGGAGTATAAAAGAGTGTGCCGCCCGTGCCGTCTATAAGCGCAGACACCGACATCGATCCCGCAGTACCTACCCTCCAGCCGTCGCCGACATAGCCGCCAGCACCGACTGCGCCTGGAGTTTGATTAACCTCCATGCCGCCGTTGATCTGCATGCCGCTGTAGCTCATCGCGTCGAACGGCGCGGCGTAAGCCTCGACAAAGTCGCGGCGCACGGCATTGGCAGCTGCGGGCGAGACCGGCAACGCCAGATGACCGGTCATGGTATCGCCGCCGCGCTGGACATAGGTCAGCGCGCTCGGGGTCATCGCCAGCCAGGCGGTGCCGTCCCACTTGTACTGCGGGATGCCGGCGATCGCCGGAGTAGGGTACAACTCGCCGATGATCGGAGCGGCTGGGAAGTTGATGCCCATCAGAGCCTCGCGTCTACAACTAGAGTTATGTACGCCCCCGCAGTTTGATACAGTGTTGCCAGCAATTCGTTGGCTGGAGCAGAGTTAAACCCAGCCCCACCTCCACTGAACGTCGGCGTTGCCCGCATGGCAACCGGATAGACAAACGCCGTACTGGCTTGGGTTGAGTTCGGTATCAAAAGGCCGCCATATTTCTGATAGTACCGCATACACGTCTGCAACTCTTGATCATATGGCCGCATGATCGTCGGCGACTGTGCCGCAGTTGGTGCTTGGGTGCCGGGGAGAACGGTGACGCCGGTGATATAGGTGAAGCCTCCCGCTGCAAAGAAGTTGGTCGTTGCAGCAGTACCTACCGCAGTGCCTTGTGTCGCCCATGTATTGGCTGTGGTCTTGCGCCCGCTACCTACGCCGAAGACGAAGTAGATTACATCGCCAGTAGTATTATCTTTAGGCCATGTTCCTGCGACATCGCCAGGTATTGTCACGGTCTTGTATTGCCAAGCAGCCGCCGTGACCGGCACGTCGACAACATAAGTACGGAATGGGCTTACGGTGGTTTGCACGGTAACAGCCATCGTTCCGCTTATGGGTGGCTGTATCCAGAATCCTATCGTAACGGGCTGTGCATTAGCCGTACCCCAACCAAGACGCGACCAACGGTATCCTTCAATGTTCTGTTGAAGCCATTGATGATCTAATGTCCCTGCGAGTGTATTAATAGCAGTGCAATTTAACAGCACGGAATTAGTGAACCCAGGAGGAACCACTGTTTGCTGTTGAATGCCGACTGTACCTGTACCAGCTATGTCAACCTTAAACACATCAGCAATCGCCGCGCTTGCATTGGTGACTGTTGTACCACCTATACCGCGCTCCTGGCTGACCTCCATGCTGCCATTGATTTGCATGCCTGAATACGCGATCGCATCGTAAGGCGCCGCGTAGGCGCGCACCGCGTCGACATATTGCTTGGGAGCGGCTTGCAGCGCGGCTGCGGGATCGCCGGGCAGCGTCAGCGCGCCGCCCATGGTGTCGCCGGCTTTGTTGACAAATACCGAAGCGTCGATCGCCGGCGTGGCGACCGCCTGCACCCACTGCGAGGGGCCGGCGCCGTCGTTGTAGCGGATATAGAGCAGGCCATTGTCGCTGTCCCACCACATCGAGCCGTCCGGCGGCCCCACGGGCGGATTATCGCTGATGTAGAGCGAGGACTTGGCGTCGACGTATTGCTTGGTGGCGGCCTGCAACGCCGCCGCGGGATCGGCCGGCAGCGTGAGCGCGCCGGACATGGTATCGCCGGTGCGCTTGACGAAGGCGAGCTGGTCCTGCGACTGCGCCACCCAGGCGACGCCGTCCCAGCGATACTGCGGGACGCCGGCCTGCGGCGGGGTGGGGTGCAGCTCGCCGACCGCGGGGGCGTTGGGGAAGTTGATGCCCATGCTCAGAGCCTCGCGTCCGCTGTCCAATGGAATTGAATGAAGTTGCCGGGTAAGGTCAGACTTATTCCAGAATTATTACCGACGTGAAATCGTGCGTCTCCAGGATTACTAATAAGTCCTGAATTAGCAGCTAAATCATTCCCAGCTCCATCTGAAATCTTCGTTGCACCCCCATGATAACCATAAATGGTGACAGTAGGTGTTGCTCGCATTTTTATTGGTAAACTAACTGATGCGTATACCTGACCGTGTGGCGCTGGACTTGCTATATACCTTGCCTCTAGCCCGCCAGCCGAAGCATCGGCGCCAACGTTAACTCCCGCACTATAACTCTTTTGATAATACCGCTGACACGTCAGCAACTCTTGCTCATACGGCCGCATCAGCAGCGGCGACTGCGCGGCGGCGGGCGCCTGAGTGCCGGGGAGAACAACGAGGCCACTAATAGCAAAGTTATCTGATGTAGTAGCGCAGCAGTTGACGGTGCCGGGTGCGCCCCAGAACAAACCAGCAGTCCACACACCCGGTGTTGTGCAAGCTGTAGACCCCGCCATCATTGTAAAGGATAGAAATACACCAGCTGTGTGATCTTTTGCCCAAGTACCTGTTACGTCGCCTGGTATCGTGACAGTCTTATACTCCCAAACATTGGCAGCATTTACCGTGTACGAGAATGTGCATGAACGATTAGCTGCACCATTGAGTAGAGCACCGCTTAATAGCCCTGTTCGCGATGCGTTGACCCAGAACCCAAGTGTTATCGATCGTGCGCTTGCTGTGCCAAACAGCAATCGTGACATGCGATAGCCTTCGATAGCATGTGTAAGCACCGCGTAATTACCAGCAGCAGGCGAGGCGTTAGCAACAGTAACATTCATGACCAAAGATGCAGGGTATCCAAGTGGTACGTAACTCACATTCTTGAATAATGATAAAGTACCGGGTCCAGAAATCTGTCCGAGCCAGCCATCTAAAACATATTTAGATGCGGCACTTGTCACGCTGACAGCAGTTACGCCGTTCTCCTGACTAACCTCCATGCTGCCGTTGTGCTGCATGCCGGAGTAGGCCATCGCATCGCCGGCGCGGGCGTCGACGTATTGCTTGGTGGCAACGCCGAGCGGAATAGTCGGGTCGGTCAAAACAGAAACCGATCCGGTTGAACGTGCAATGTACAGC